CAGTCACCGAGCCACGCCGGGTTCCAGCCTACCCCGTATATATGGTTGGTCAGCAGGTCAGCCAGCATCAGGCCCGGCTGCACCGCGCCGTACTGGTTGGTGGAACCACCTGCCGGCAGGATCCCGTCGACCTCGAACGACAGGTTCGGCAGGGTTGGACTGCTGCCCAGCGAGAAGTTGACCCCCGCCACGTAGCATACCCCGCTGTACCCGATTGCCTGCGAGGGATAGTTCGTCGTGAGGTAGCCCCACGGGGCCTGCGGGTTTGCGCCGTTAAAGAGCGTCAGGCCAGCCGCGGCCAGGCCTGGGGCCGGGTAGGTGCTCTGCGAAGCCCAGACCGCGCCGATGCTGTTGATCCCGGTGGTTCCGCCCTCACAGAGGGCGATGGCGAGCGAGACGGTGTAGGTATAGTTCCCGGTGCCCTTGCCACCGCCGCCCTTGCCGCCCCCGCTGCCCTGCTGCTGGGACTGGAAGTCACCATACCAGATGACGTTGCCGCCAATCCGGTTCGTCCCGTAAACCAGGTTGACCGTCGCCCCGTAGATCGAGGTCTGGACGCTGATCCCGGCGGCGGCCCCAGGCTGCTGCGCCCCGGTGCCACCGCCGAAAAATGTCAGCAGGCCGCTCATGCCAGCCCCCTGAACGCATAGAATCGCCGCTCACGGCCCGCCAGCAGGTGCTCGTCGATCCGGGTCTCGACCACCATGTTATAGCTGCGGAACGCATGGATGACGTTCAAATCCGTGTCTGCAATGATTCCGGCGTGCGAGAAGCTCCGGCCGAACCGGAAGATCACCACGTCCGCGGGCTGGGGTACCTCCACCAGCGAGCCAAACCGCTCCAGCCAGGCGATGACGTGCTCACCGTCACGGTGCATCATGACGTCAATGGGGTAGTACTCCGGCTCGACGTGTGGAATCGCGCCAGTCGTCTCATAGACCTCACACAGCAGCATGACGCAGTCCACCCCGGCGCCCTTGACCCGGGCCCGGTGATGCCAGGGGGTGCCGAGCCACGTCCGGGCCTCATCAATGATCTGCTGGCGCGTGGTCATGGCTACACCGCAGTGGTGGGGGCCGGCACATACGGAAAGCCCCGGAAGTGGATGATATTGTTGAACTTGCCGCTGCACGTTGCCTGCTGGTGATCGCAGCCCGGGTAGATCGTGAAGGTGTCCCCGGAGCTGGGCGCCTCAGGAAATGGGTACATGAGCGCCAGCCCGCCCGTCGAGTTGGTTCCGTTGATCGACCGCCACTGCCCGTTCAGAACGCCTGACGTAAACTGGAGATAGCCGAGCGTGAAGTACCCATTCGGTTGCGTCAGGTTTGTCTGCAGGTTGCCCGTCCCTTGCGTACCGGTGCAGGCGCCGCTCACGGCGAAGGCCGCCTGGCTTAGCCCGCACCCGGCGTCGAACAGGTTGTGCTGGCAGCCCTGCTGGTAGGTGTTGCGCGGCAGGTTCATGTTCAGCAGCTCTAACGGCGACTTGACCGTCAGCTTGGCGCTCGTGCGCCCCACCACGCAGCCCGCGACCTTGCCCTGGAACATATTCACCGTTCCGACGAGCCCCGCCGTAGTCCAGCTGGTCAGGAACGCCCGGTCCAGGCTGATCCAGGCCCCGTCCAGAACGCCCTGGATCACCTGCTGGTAGAAGGGCTCACCCAAGACCAGGTCCGTCAGCTCGGGAAAGAAGCTGATGTCCAGCGAATCCACCTGGACCCCGACGATCACCTTGATCTGGTCGCGCTGGATCTTGGGCCCCAGGCAGGTGTACAGGTGGCCGTTCCACGTCAGCGAGACGTCGGCGGACGTGTAGTAGAGCGTCCCCAGGCCGTTCACCAGGGTGACGGTGTACAGGTCCGCCATCAAGAACTGGGTCCCGGCGGCGAACAGGGTCTGCAGGGCGGAGGAGACGTTCTTCATGGCTTCGTGGACTGCCACTCGATCTTCTTGACGCTGTACAGGCCCGTCATGAACCGGTCCAGGTCATAGTTGTCCGCCAGGAACCGGCACACGTACTGGTAGGAGCCCGTCCAGGTCAGGGCGTGCCCCGACGCCGGCGCGGTGGCGAAGGTCACCCAGCCGTTGCTGGGGCTGTTTAGCGTTACCGAGGCGGAGACCCCGGCGTTGTACACCGTGGCACCGGCGACCACGTACCCCACCGGCTCCACGAAGCCGCCAAAGCCCTTGACCAGCTGGAACTGGGTGGTTACCCCGTCGCCGGTACCAAAGCCCTGCGTTGTCACAACATTATCGTCAGGGTCGGTGAACAGGAACAGGCCGTACATCCCGGCGCACTGGTTGTAGAACGCCAGCAGGGTCTGCAGCTCGGTGAAGGCGCTCGCGGTGCGCAGAAGATCATAGGTCGCCGACCACTTGTAGAGCGGGTAGCTCATGAAGCTGGCCCGGAGCTCCCGCCCCGACTGGGTCGGCTGCACCCCGGTCTTCCAGACGGGGGTCCGGGTCAGCGGCCAGGAGAGCCCTGGCAGCGTGGGGTAGGTACCGACAAGCGTAACCATGATCAGAACTTCCGGAAGTTGCGGAGCGCCGTGTATACAGCGTCCATCACCTGGTCACTGTGCTGGGCCAGCATCGCTCCGAAGGCCTGCGCCCCCAGCACCCCGCCCAGGTTCGGCTGGTAGTTGATGCTGACGTTTGGAGTGCTGGCCTGCGCTCCGCCGGAGCTGATCAGGTTCCGGATTCCCTCCGCACCCCAGCTGGGGAGCACCATCTCGTTTGTATGCAGCATGGCCAGCTGGCGCTGCGGGATCTGCCAGCCGCCGCCCTCGTAGGCATTGATCATTCCGCCTACGGACATGACGCTTGCCTCGACCGCCTCCGCAGGGCCGACCGCGGCGGGCCCCAGGAAGGGCGCCAGGTTGGCGGTGGTCCCGGCGAAGGCCACCGCAGCGTCACCCGCAATGTAGGCCAGCATCCTCGAAGCCCACTGGGCCATCCCGGCCGAGCTCTCGGCCAGCGTCACGGATTCCCGGGCGGCCGCACCCTGCACGGAGGCGGCGGTGCGCATCAGCTCGGTCTCGACCCAGCGGCTGAGCACGTCCACCCCCATCTTGATGAAGGCCTGGGTTACCTGGCCCGCGACCTGGGACATGGCCCGCGTGAAGGTCTCGGTACCCTTCATCATGCCCATGAGGGCAGAGGTCAGCGTACCGTCGATCCGGTTGAACGCGTCGTCCCAGGTCTTCTGGTAGTCGGCGGCGCTCTCCTCGTTCAGCTTGGCGACCGCCGCGGCGTGCTCCTCCTCGTCCTTCAGCTGCTCGGCCAGCAGCTCCTTGTGCATGGCCGGGATCCCGGCTGAGATGGCCAGCTCGTGGGTCACCGCCTGCTGCATGATGGTGTAGCGCTGGTTCTCCAGGTCGATGAGGTTGGCCAGCTCCTGCTGCGTGGTCTCCTTGTGCTGGGCCAGCAGCTGCTTCTGCTGCTCCTCGTCTACCTTCACCTGGCCCAGGGCTACCTGCTCCTGCTGCCTGATGGCGTCGTCCTGGTCCTTGACCTGCTGCTGGACGTACTGCTGCGCCATCCGGTTGACCTCCGCCATGGCGGAGGCGTACTCCTTCGAGAGCTGGCCGTAGGCGCTCCCGATCTGGTCAGCGGCCTGCTGGGCGAGCGCAACGCGCTGGAGACTGCCCTCCTGCTCCTGGCCGATCTGCTCCCGGATGCTGGCCAGGTCATCCGCCAGGTCCTGCTGGGCCATCTCCTTGTGCACGCTGTACAGCTCGTGCATGACCGCCATCCAGTCCTTGGACCCGGTCTTGACGAGCGCCAGCTTGCCTTGCCAGAACGCCGCCTCCTGGGCCAGGTTCGATTTAAAGAAGTCGTTGCTGGCCTCCTCCTGCTCCTGGAGCTGCTCCTTCCAGACCGCGACCTGGTCGATGCCGCCTCTAGAGGTTGTGTCCTGCACCGGGGGCTGGGTCAGCTGCGGGATGGGCGGCGCGCCGCCTAACCGGTCCACCTGATCCTGGTTGGCGCCCTTGGCGTACGTGGCCGGATTCAAAAACATGAGGTTCCGGGTCTGCTCGGCGTACTGGGCCGTGCGCAGTTTCTGGTCCGTCTGGGCGTTGACGTTCGTGGTATCGAACCCCAGGTTGGCGCCGCCCGCGTTGGCCGCTGCGGCCGCGGCGTTACCCGCCCACTGCTTCAGCGCATCAGTGGCTCCGCTGATCCGGATCCGCAGCTCCTCGAACGTTCCAGCCAGGGTGTTGACCAGCACCTCTACGGTCTGGATCGTGGTATCCACGCCCTCCAGGACCGTCTTGAGTGAGCCGCCCTCCTGGTAGCTGCGGACGAGCGTGTCTGCCAGGTTGGCGAGGGCCGGAGCCAGCTCGGCGCCGACCTGCAGCTTCAGCATGGCGGTGACCGCGCCCAGCTCCTTGAACGACCGGTTCGCCTGCTCGCCCTTCTCGATCATGGCCTCATCCATGATGAGACCCAGCTGGCTGGCGCGCTCGCCGTACTCCTGCAGGGCGGCGCTGCCGCCGTTCAGCACCGGGATGAGGCCGGCGCCGGCCCGGCCCAGCAGCTGGATGGCGATCCCCGTCTTGGCGGCGCCGTCCTCCCACGTGCTGAACTTGTCGGCGATCCGGTCCATGACCTGCTCGAGCGGCAGGTCCTTCAGCTGCTCCATCGAGATGCCCAGGCTGGCGAAGGTGCCCTGGGTCTGCTTTGAGCCCTCCTCCGCCAGGAGCACCGCCCGCGAGAGCCGGATCATGCCCTGCTCCATCTGCCCGGACGAGACGCCGTTCATCTGGGCGGCGAAATTCAGCTTCTGGAGGTCCTCCGTCGTCATCCCGGTCTTTTCGCTCGCCTGGGTCAGCTGCTCGGCGTATTCACCAAAGTCCTTCGCCAGGTCGATGACCTGCTCACCAATGAACCCGGCGACGGCGACCTCGGCGAGCGTGCCCATCAGCTTCTGCAGCCCGCCAATCCGGGCCTCCAGGCCCTCCAGGCCCTCCTGGGCCATGGCGACGCCCTCCGTCACCCCCTCGCCCATGAGCTTCGCCGCCTCGCCGATCGACTCGAAGGCAGACGCGGACTCCTCCGCCGCTCCCTTCGTCGACGAGGCCAGCTGCTCGACGGATGACGTCATCGCGGCGACCCCGTCGTCCAGGGCGGTCTGGGCGGCGTCGACCCCCGCCGGTACCCCGCTGGCGTCCGCCGCGATCGAAACGAAGACTGAATCCTCAGAAGCCATCATCACCCTCGCTGTCGTCAATCGCCCGGCCGCCACCCATCATCATGGCCGACGCCAGTGCCTCGTTCTCGTCGGGCTGCCGGGCCCGGCCCGCCTTGCCATAGCCTAAGAACGCGGCGATCATCCTGTGCAGCGGCGGGCAGCTGGCCCAGCTCTCGTTGATTGCGTACAGCCGCGGCAGGGTCAGGCAGTCATCTATATACTCCCACGTCCAGCCGAACTCGCGCATCAGCGTTACATAGAGCTGGTCCCAGTCGACGGGACCTCCGCCTCCCCCGGCGCCTTGTCCCCCGGACCGTTCTCCGCCGGCGTAGCGGCCTTCAGGCCGGAGACCCCCTGAACCGCGCGCATGACCTCCGGCAGCGTCTGGCTGTCTACGTGGTCCAGCACGAAGTCGATGGTCAGGTCGGGGTAGTTGCGCTGCAGCGATCCGAGGATGAAGGCAAGCATCCCGTCAAAGCGCTCGACGCTGCCCACCTCGGTGGCCTTCTGGCACGTCATCCAGGCCCGGACGGTCCGCATGCTGGCGGGCGCCGCCACGTATTCGGCCCCGCCTAGGGTAAGGGGAACTCCTGCAATCATGATCCTGCTCCTTCCGTTATCGTTTGAACCTGCTCTGGCCCCTTTTCTAGAGGCCCTCAGACGGCCCGGTTGCACCAGAGCCTGGCTTACCCTACACGCTACCCCGGACCGGCGGCGCCTGCCCCGGCGGATCGCGACCGGCGGTGGCCTACTGCTGCACGGTCTGGAATGCCTTGACGCGCCGCCACTTCTCCAGGTCGTCCAGGCTGACCTCCTCCAGGACGGCCAGCAGCCGGACCCGGTTCTGCCGGGCCGCCGCGATCGACTGGCACGGCGCGAAGGGCATGGCCCGCTCGACCTGGAACCCGGCCAGCAGGCGGCCTACCTCCTTGAACGCCAGGTGGACCTCGTTCGGGCTGAGCCCCAGCGCGGCGCTGACCTGGGCCGGGGCGCACCCGTTCGCGAGGTTCTGGTACACCAGCTTCTTGGTCCGGGCGTCCATGGGTCAGCTCGTCTCAGCCACGCTGATCGTACCCAGCACGTTGGCCTGGTTGCAGTAGCACGAGAAGTCCAGCTCCAGGTAGGCGAAGTCCTCGAGCTTGGTCGGGAACGACAGCTTGGACGACGTACACTGGGTCATAGACCAGGTGATCTGCTTGGTCACGAAGACCTGCGACAGCACCGCCGTGAAGACGGGCGTCGTGCCCAGCAGCTGGTTCGACATGGTCACGACGTCACCCACGGCCGCGGTCGTGTAGTTGTAGCAGATCGCCACGCCCAGGCCCGTGTCCGCCGCCGCGAAGGTATATACCCCTGCGGTGACGCTATACTGCCCGGTGGCGGGCGCTGACGCTACCCGGACCAGGGACGTCCCGATCTGGGCCGCGGTGCCGCTCGTGTACTTGACTCCCAGGTCCACCGTCCAGGTCGCGCTGTTCGCTACCGTTACCTGGTAGGGCGTGGTCGGGATCGTGCCCGCCTCGTCGACCGACGTGTTGATCTCCCCTGAGGCCATCGTGGCGCCGAAGTAGATGTCGTTGAACATCCGCCCCTGGATCTGGGCGTACTTCGCCTTGCCCTGGACCTTGATGGTGCCACGGGCCACCGCGAGCGGCAGCTGGTAGGTGCCGTACAGCTCCTTCACGTTGGCGCTGAAGTCCAGCGACGCCTCCTGCAGGGCGCCAAAGCGGGCGGGGGTGTTGGTGGTTCCCGCCGTCGTCGTGGCCCACATGGAGCCACTGCCAAATCCATACTGGGCCATGATCCTGCTCCTTCAGGGTACTGCCGGTTATCAGAGATACTTCGCCAGCAGGGCCTTCAGCGCCGTGACGTGCTCCGTCACCCAGCCGTCCAGCTCTGCCATCGCCGCCTTGACCTTGGCCTCCACTTCGGCTACCACAGTCTCCGCCGGCTCGACCACGTCCGTCTCGGCCACCGTTTCGGCCTCCTGCACGACGGGGGCGGCCTCGGCGGCCACCGCCTCCGCAGCGCCCTCCACCGCGCCCTCGACCACCGGGGCCGCCGTCTCGACCGCGCCGGCGACGTCCGCCGCTACGGTGGCCGGTTCAGCTGCGGGCTCGTTAGCGGGCTCGGTAGCGGGCTCGGTAGCGGGGGTTCCAGTAACATCGCTCATGCTATACCTCGGTTTCAGTAGTTGACAAAGATCTCGACCGGCATTACCGCGATCGCCTGCTCGCCCAGGACCAGCTCGTCCGTTGGCAGGTGCCCGCTGATCCACGCGTGACTGACCAGGCCGCCTAGCGTCTGGACGTCTAGACCCGGGGGCGGCGCGAGCGCGGCATCGATCGCGTTCATCGCCTGGTTCAGCGCAATGGCCGGCGTCGTCGCCGGATCGGCCGAGTAGGTGTAGACGTACAGGTCCAGGTAAAGTTTCCACTTCGGTGGCACCCCGCGCCGCTGCTCCACCGTCTCATACGTCTGCTGCTGGAACAGCGCCGGCTGCATCGGCGGATAGACCTGGTCCACCGGCAGCAGGCGCCGCCCTACCGTGTTGAACGTTCCCGGCGTGACGTTGGCCTGCAGCCACGCGAAGAACGCGCTGTAGATGGCCTCCCGGTCAATGACATAGGCCATCTATCTCACTGCCTCCCCGATCGCCGCGGCCAGCCGCTCCGTGATCTCCGGCCGCAGCTGCTCGAGCGCCGGCACCAGGAAGGGCCGCTTCGGCACAGGCGGATGGTTGACCCGCATCGCAAACACCGGCTGCCCGCCCATGATAAACGCCAGGCACTTCTTCCGGGTGGGCTCGATCACGTACCACCGCGTCCCGCCCAGCTCGAACGCCGCGCCGTAGGGGGCGTCCGACCCGATGTAGACCCGGCCCATGATGGACGTGCCAGACTCAGTGACGTCCTCCAGGATCGAGCGCCGCAGGGTGCCCGTCCGGTTCTTCAGGACCTGCCCCGACAGGTAGTCGCTCTTCACGATCGCCTGCAGCTCGATCGTCAGCCCACGGACCGTCCGGCTCACCGCGCCCGTGATCTGCGGCACCAGGCGGCTGACCCGGGCCTGGGCCTTGTCGCCGTCGACCCGTCCTGTGACCCTGATCATGACGTCACCAGCCCGGTGCGGCGGTAGGCGTTCAGGATGGTCCGGGTATCCTCGTCCATGTCCTTCAGGCTGTACGTCATCGTGCCTCCGTCCTTCATGGCCTCGCTCACCAGACCGATCCGCTTCTTGTACCGGTACTTCCGGCACACCAGCTCGATCGCCGCCTGCTCGACCTCAAGCGGGACCGTGGCATACCCCGCCGTGTAGCTGATCACGATGTTCTGGAACCCCTTCTTGAAGCACCACCCCGCCAGGTACACCACCTTGTCGTCAAACAGGTAGCCGAACTGGACCGGCGCGTTCGCCACCAGCGGCGGCGCGGCATTGATCACCACGCCGTTGATCGTCAGGCTGCTCACCGCGGTTACCGGCCGGTTCACCAGCGGCAGGGTTACCTGGTCGTTGCCGTTCCGGGTCTCCGTGTAGCTGGCCGTCAGCAGGTTCCGGCTCAGGTACGTGCCGATGAACCCAGACACGGCCGTGATGAGCCGCGTCAGCAGGTCATCGTCACCCGTCACCGACTCCGGCAGGGCAAGCCAGTCCTTGACGTTGGCCAGGGTAGTGAGGTCGCCCGTCGCCATGACCTATCGTCCCTTCACCGCGGCCTTGGTTGCCGGTACCGGTGCCGGGTCATCCGCCGTCAGCAGCTTCAGCAGCGCCGTACGCTCGTCATCCGTCAGCATGGCCTTGCCGTCAGGCCCCACCTTCACCTCCAGGCGCTGGACGCCGTCCTCCTTTTGCCAGTCCGGCGCCCCCTGGTCGATGACCCCCGCCTTGAGCAGGGCGTCGATGTGGTTCGGCAGGGCGTCGATGTACCCGTCCGGATTGACCTCGTACTCGACCCCCAGGTGGCCGATAGACGTGTAGCCTGGCCGTGCTTTCAGCAGCATGATGAAGCTCCTTGATGACCTGTATAGTTTGATATACCCCGGTTCTGGTCCTGGACGGGGTCACGCCAGTCCGGCGGGCGCCTGGCGTCAGCCATTTGCCACGTTCGAGATATACCCCATCGAAGGCGGGAAATAGTGCTGCAGCACCTCGTCGCAGTAGACCCCGTACTCGTAGCGCCGGGTCCGGAGCGGCCACTCGATCTGGTAGTACTCCTTCCGGGTCACGATCCGCATCACGTTGCTCACGTTCGAGAGCGGATAGGGCAGCTTGCGCGACAGGAACACGATGGTGCCCGGCGGGCAGTTCGGGTGCAGCTTGATCGGAATCTCGACCGCCCCGTTCATCGTGTACTTGTTCAGGTAGCTGCGGGCCATCACGCCACCCGCGATCATCCCCTGCTCGGCCGTGAATACGAAGCGCTGGGCCGCCGACGTACCGCCCGACAGGATCTTCTTGCCGATGTTGGTCTGCTCCTGGCTATTCACCAGAATGATATCCGGCGACAGGCGGTAGTTGTCCCAGAAGCTCTTCAGCGCCGCGTCGATCTCGACGATCCCACCCTCGCCGTCCGCCGTGAGCGGCGTCCCGGTGCCAGGGGTGCCAGTCGCCTGCCAGGCGGTGTAGGACCCATTGCCCTTCGAGGCCTGCGTGAGCAGCCCGTCAAAGTCCAGCGCGCAGGTTGAGAAGTCCGTCGAGCTGCCGCCCGGGATCGCGCTCACCGTCTGCGTACCCGAACCGGCGCTCGTGGTGATGGTCACACTGTTCGTGTAGGTGATTGCGCCCAGCGTCGCGGACGCCGCCGAGGTCTGGTTCCAGAACCAGGCGTAGGCGAACGCTCCGGCCTTGGTGGCCACGGTAGCCGTGACCGTTCCACCCGCGCTACCCGTCGCCGTACCGGCGGTCGAGGGCTGGGCACTGCCGCCGCCGAACGTGTCGGTCGACGAATCGGTATTGGTCCGGCTTACCTGCCCCGGAATCCCGCCCGTAACCGAGCTAGCCTGGATCCCTGACATGGTCAGGTAGACGCAGACCACATACATGGTGGTGGCGGTGATGTTCGACCCACTGCCAGCCACGGCGGCAACGGTCGGGGTGGCGGTCGTGCCCAGCGCCAGGGAGTTATCGCCGCCAAAGATCGTCAGCTCCTCCTGGATCATCAGTGACTCGAGCAGGATCTTCGCCGCCAGGGCCTTGGCGTCATCAAACCCCATCGCGGCGTAGTCCGCCTCGAAGTCCACCGCCGCTTCCAGGCCCAGGCCCGCGTAGGCGGCGATGTAGTTTGACACGGTGGTCGCGATCATGCCGCCGCGGTTGCCGGCCGAGACGCCGGCGCGTACCCCACCGGTGTTGATCGCGGTGATGGCGCGCCAGTTCGCCTGGATGCCGCCCTTGCCGTTCACGCGCGGAATCTCGTTGCGCAGCGGGGTGAGGACCGGGTAGAGCAGCTTGGCGCCGATCTCCAGGTCGTAGTAGGTCAGGCCCTGGACCGCGTTCGTCGACTCGGCGAACGTGCTGGTCTTGGCGAGCTGCGGGTTCTGCTGGGCGCTCTTCAGCGCTTCGAGGGTCTTCTGGGTGATGTCCGGATCCATGATCTTCTCCAAGGTTCCCGTTTATCTGTCAGTGAGGGACTACGGTCATTTAAAACCAGGAAGGTCCTGGGCCCGCTTATAGTTTGGTAACGCGCTGGCCGCCCTGAGCGTGCAGCGCCTTGAACATGGTGGCCACGTCGTCCTGCTTGCCGGTCGTTGGATCCTTCACCGGATCAACGTCCAGCCCGACCTTCGTCCCGTCCTGCTGGGTCACCTCGGTCTGCGTGCCGTTCTTGTTGACCGCGAACACCCTGCCCTTGGCGGGCCGCGGCGCGTCCTCGACGACCTTCAGGCGCTTGCCCAGGTCCCCGATCAGCTGGTCGCGCTTCGCCAGCTCGGCAGCGTGGGCGTCAGCCAGCTTCTTCAGGGCCGCCTCATGCGCGGTATTCACCTCCGCCAGCTTGGCCATTGCCGCCTTCAGGTCGCCCTTGGCGGGGGCCATGGTGTCGCTGTAGCCCGCCGTCCCGGGATCGTTGCCCTGCATATTGTTGCCCCGGGTGCCCGCGCCGTCATTCGCCGGCACGTTGTCCGCCTTGCACATGGCCCCGCACTTGGCCAGGTGGTCGTGCGCGGACTGCAGGTGCTCCAGGTCCGCCTTGCTGTTCCGGGCGCCGATCTTCATCAGGCCGCCCGCCTTCTCGCTCAGGTAGAGCGGCATGGGGGCGCTGAGCACGGCGTCGCCGGGGTCCTCGGCCGGGTCCGCCGTCAGCTCGGCGACCTCCTCCTTTACCATCTCGGTCAGCAGCTCGCCGCCCGTCTTGAGCCAGTCAGTCAGCTTGCCCGGCATTGCCGAGCCATCCTGCTCCGCCCGGGCCTCCCAGGTCTGGTCCTGCTGCAGGCA